ATCTCGTAGAGGTTGTCTTTGTAAAGACGAAAATAAATACTCCCTAAAGTGTTGTGATGGCTCTTTGTGGGCTCAAGGTATTGGAGTTATATCAAGAACAATTTGAAAATGCAAAAAATAAATTAAACCACGTTATATAAATAATTATGAAATCAACTGAAATGCTAAACCAAATCAAGACACTTCTTAATATAGAAGTTAAACTTGAGGAACAAAAACTTGAAAATGGTACTCGTGTAGAAAGCGAATCATTTGAAAAGGGAAAAGAAATCTTTATTTTAACAGATGATGAAAAAGTTGCTATGCCTGTAGGAGAATACCTACTTGAAGATGGTAGACTTGTAGTAGTTAAAGAAGAAGGTATTATTGATGATGTTAGAGAAGTATCTGATGAAGTACCACAAAAAGAAGAAGAATCTAAAGATGAAACTGAGGATTTAGAATACAAAGATGAAGAAATGGAAGATGATGGAAAAGAAGCTGATGTTGAAGATTGGGCAGGAATGGAAAAAAGAATTAAAAATCTTGAAGATGCTATTGCTGACCTTAAATCTAAAGTAGGAGAAAAAAATATGGAAGAAGATGAAGTTGAAATGAACGAAGAAGAAGTTTCAAGACAACCTAAATCAAGAACAGTTAAAGAAGAATTTAACGAAGAATTAAAAGAGGAGTTATCAAAACCTGCTGCTCAACCAATTAAGCATAATCCTGAATCAGGTAATGCTAAAAAAGAAAATTTTAGAATTAGTCCTAAAAGACGACCTTCTACAATGGATATAATCTTAAATCAATTAAATAAATAAAAATTAAATAATTATGCCACAACCAACTATCACGACTACTTATGCAGGAGAATTTGCAGGAAAGTACATCGCTGCTGCTCTTTTGAGTGGTAACACTTTAAGTCAAGGTGCAATTGAAATCAAACCAAATATTAAATTTAAAGAAGTTATCAAAAAGGTAGCTACTTCTGGTTTAATTGGAGATGAATCTTGTGACTTTACTAACGCAGGAAGTGTAACTCTTACAGAAAGAATTATACAACCTGAGAATTTTCAAGTTAACCTTGAATTATGTAAAACACCATTTGAATCAGACTGGGGTGCAGTATCTATGGGCTATTCAGCTTTTGATAACCTACCACCAGACTTTGCAAGTTTCTTAATTGCTCACGTTGCAAAAGAAGTTGCTGCTTCAACTGAAAACAATATCTGGCAAGGAAATCTTGGTGGAGCACAAGCAGGAGAATTTAACGGATTAGTTACTTTAGCTGCTGCTGATGGAGATGTAATTGATGTTGCTGCTGTAGGTGGTGGTGTTGATTCTGCAAACGTAATTGCTGAATTAGGAAAAGTAGTAGATGCTATCCCAAGTACATTATATGGAAAAGATGATTTATTTATCTATGTATCACAAAACGTAGCAAAAGCATACGTAAGAGCATTAGGTGGATATGCTGCATTAACTAACGTAGCAGGAACTGAAAATGTAGGTTCTGTTGGTGCTAATGGTATTGACAATAGAGGAACATTATGGTACGGAGGTAACGAAAACCTTTCTATTGATGGTGTAAAAATATTTGTTGCTAATGGTTTACCAAACAACTATATGTTTGCTGGTCAAAGGTCAAATCTTTACTTTGGTACAGGTTTAATGTCTGATTACAACCTTGTTAAGCTAATTGATATGGCTGACATTGATGGAAGTAAAAACGTAAGAGTAATAATGAGATTTACTGCAGGCGTACAATATGGAATTGGGTCTGAGATAGTACTTTATTCTTAATAAATTAAATTAACCAAAAATTAGGGTAGGTGGGTTAGTGCCTACTTACCCTTTTTTAATAAAAAAAATATAAACTATGGCTTGTGCATTAACAACTGGAAGAAGTTTACCTTGTAAATCGGCATTCGGTGGTATTAAAAAAGTTTACTTCGGTGACTTTGGAGGTATTACAGGAGTTACTTTAGGTGCAGATGGCGAAGTTACTACAATAACAGGTACTCAACCTGATTGGTATGAGTATGATGTTAAAGGTAATTCATCACTTGAAACTACAGTAACGAGTTCGAGAGAAAACGGTACAACTTTTTACACTCAAACATTAAATTTAACATTAACGTATTTAGATGCGAAAACACAAAACGAATTGCAAATTATTGCAGTTGGTAGACCTTATGTAGTAGTTGAAGATTACTATGGTAACCAATTCTTATGTGGATTTGAAAATGGTATGGAATGTACTGGAGGAACTACCGTAACTGGAGCTGCTGCAGGGGATTTATCAGGGTTCACTTTAACAATGGAAGGATTAGAAGAAACAGCTCCCTACTTTTTAGCTGCTAATTTAATTACAGCTGATGGTGAAAAAATAAATCCAACACCATAATAAAATTGTTTAAAAATTAAGAGCATCCTTTTGGGTGCTTTTTTTTTGCATTAACATTTCTACAAAATAACTTATTTATTACGTTATATATAAAATGATTGTATTAACCACATCAGCACTTGCACAGGCTTTAAAAGTAATACCAAGAACGTACGGTTCTCAGTTTACTATGTCTATAAGAGATGACAGTACAAATGTTACAACTGTATATGAAATTAATAACGCTGTAACATCAGGAAACTACTTAGAATTTAATGAAGCATTTAGTCCTGTACTTGTAGAGGGTCATTTTTACGATATAAAATTATATTCAGACCCAAACTTTTGGAATACAAATTACAATTTATGGGAAGTTTATAATGAATTTTGGAATATAGATACTACTAATATTTTAGATATATTCAAAGACAGAATTTTTTGTACTGACCAAGAGATTGACCAATTAGATAATTTATACTATAATTTAAATCAAGGTCAATACATTACAGACAATTCTTATAATAATGACTACATTGTAATATGAAAAATAGAAAAAGAAATAGTTTAGGGCAATTTGTAAAGAGTTCTAAATCAGAAATTAGTTTTGTTAATTTAAGTACATATACAAGCCCAGAGGTTAAGGAAGTACCTAATCAAGATTGGATTGCTTACGGAGATGACAATAATTATTTTCAATTTTTAATAGACAGATACAACGGAAGTCCTACAAATAACGCTTGTATCAATGGAATAAGTCAGCAAATTTATGGAAAAGGATTAGGTGCTACAGATTCAAATAAAAAACCTGAGCAATATGCACAAATGATTACATTATTTAAAAAAGATATTGTAAGAAAATTATGTTATGACCTCAAACTTATGGGACAATGTGCTATGCAAGTTATCTATTCTAAAGACAGAACTAAAATTGCACAAATAGAGCATATGCCTATTGAAACATTACGAGCAGAAAAGTGTAATGAAGATGGTGAGGTGCCTGCTTATTATTATTTTAAGGATTGGACTAAATTAAAACCAAGTGACCAACCATTACGCATACCAGCTTATGGAATGTCAAAAGAAAATATAGAAATATATTACATAAAACCTTATAAAGCAGGATTTTATTACTATGCTCCTGTAGATTATCAAGGTGGTTTGCAATATGCAGAATTGGAAGAAGAAATATCTAATTACCACCTAAACAATATAATGAATGGATTAAGTCCTTCAATGTTAATTAACTTCAACAATGGTACTCCTAATCCACAAGAAAGAGAACTTATAGAAGCAAGAATTGCACAAAAGTTTAGTGGTAGTTCTAATGCAGGTAAATTTATTTTAAGTTTTAATGATAATAAAGATGCACAAGCAGAAATTACTCCTGTACAATTAAGTGATGCACATAATCAATACCAATTTTTAAGTGATGAATCACAAAGTAAAGTATTAGTATCTCATAGAGTTGTTAGTCCTATGCTTTTAGGTATTAAAGACAATACAGGATTAGGTAATAATGCAGATGAAATAAAGACAGCTTCTTTGCTTATGGATAATACTGTTATAAGACCTTTTCAAGAACTTTTAATAGATTGCTTTGATAATATACTTGCGTATAACGATATAGCTTTAAACCTATACTTTACTACGTTACAGCCATTAGAATTTACAGATGTTGATAGAAGTGTACAAAGCGATGAGGAGATTGAAGAAGAAACAGGAGTTAAAATGTCTGTTGAATTAAAAAAGATTGATGGTCAAGAGGTTTACGAAACTAAAGAAGAAGCAGAAGAACAAGCTAAAAAAATGGGATGTTCTGGTCATCACGAACATAAAGATGGAGAAAAAGTTTGGTATATGCCTTGCGAATCTCACGATGAAATAAAATTATCAAATACATTAAATAAATTTGGAGAAAACGAAGAAGATTTACTTAATGATTATGAATTAATAGATGTATCAGAAGTTGACTATGATAATGATGATAACTATAATTTAAAAATTGAAGAATTAAATACACCAAAACAATCTACATTAAGTAAAATTATAAATTTAGTTCGTACAGGTAAAGCATATCCAAAAAGAGATTCAGAACAAGATGGCCAAACTAAACAATCAGGAAAAGAAAAGTTTTTAGTTAGATATCAATATGCACCATTAAAAACACAAGATGATGGTAGAAAGTTTTGTAAAGCTATGGTTAGAGCTAAAAAAATATATCGTAAAGAAGATATTATAAGAATGGGTAAACAACCTGTAAATCCAGGATTTGGAGTAAAAGGTGCAGCTACGTATTCAATTTGGCTTTACAAAGGAGGAGCCAGATGTCAGCATAAATGGTTCCGTAAAACATATATGTTAACACAAGAAGGAGATAAAACATTAGTTACTTCTGGTAAAGCAAAATCAAAAGGATTTAAATTTCCTGTTAATGATAAACTTGTTCCTGTAGCACCAGAAAATATGAAGTATAAAGGTTATACTAAAGCATATTGGGATAAAATGGGATTTAAAAATTAAAATATGGCAACAGCATTATTCATAAATAGAACTGATTTAGTTAGAAATAGCATCCTTGACGGGAATGTTGATACAGATAAATTTATACAGTTCATTAAGATTGCACAGGAAATAGATATACAGAACTATACAGGTACAGACTTATATAATAAAATATCTACACTAATTGCTAATGGAGAAATTGATGATGTAGCTAATGCTAAATATAAAACATTATTAAATACTTATTTACAACCAATGTTAATTTGGTCTGCACAAGTTTATTATATTCCGTTTGCTGCATATTCTATTAAAAATGGTGGTGTATTTAAACATAGGTCAGAAACAAGCGATACAGTAGGTAAAAACGAAGTAGATTATTTAGTAGATAAGGCTCGTGAATTTATGGAATATTATTCAAGGCGTTTTATTGATTTTATGTCATTTAACCAATCTGATTATCCTGAATATACAAGTAATACAAACGATGACATTTATCCTGATTATGATGCATTATTTAATGGGTGGGTATTATGAGATATAAACCAAAACAAAAAAATATAGAAAAATTAAAAACTTTTTTAAAGAAACAAGAAAATAAAAATAAAAAATATGGCAAGTCTATTTAACACAAGAATATCAGATACATATCAAGGTTTAATAAAAACTATTGATAATGCTGCGATAACTGCATCATTAAAAGAACTTACTGATGGTAATGGTAATTCAACAAGCATTTATTTAAATAATGCAGGGGATTTTAAAGTTACTGCTATATTAGAATTTGGCTCTTTAAAAGATACAGGAGAAAATATAATCATAAGTAAATTTGTAGATGCTGCAGATGGTATAGGAAATAACGACAACGATACTACAATTCCTACTACTGCTGCAATTATAGATTATGTAGCTGCTCAAATTACTATAGAAGATTTAGATTTTACAGGCGATAGTGGTTCTGGTCAAATAGATTTAGATTCACA